CCCCAGATTCTTTAAAAGTTAGATGAAACCCGTTTGTACCGTATGAGCCAGAATATTCTTTAGGTATCCAAATACCTGATTTTGTTTCTCCGAATGAATCTGCGTCCAAAGCAGTTCCGTCAATAAAATTGACCTCTGCCATATAGCCGTCCATATCTAAGGACTGATTAAAATTATTTCCGATATAGTGTGCATTACTGTTGCCAATATTGCTTTGATGGGCAGACAAAGAAGTGCTAGTTGTAAGAGTTTGATTTTCACCGTTGACGTAAATTTTAAATTCTTCAGAACCTGAAGTGCCATTAAACTTTACAACTATATGATACCAAGCACTTGGGTCACGCTGTAATGCTTGTGTGTAAGCAAAAAGTCGGGCAGTACCGCTTGTTGCAGAATACATACCTATGTAGTTTCCACTATACAAAACTATCTGAGCAAAATTGTTTCCATCAGCGTAACCCTGCAATAGACAACGGTTTATATCTATATTACCCAGCTTTACCCAGCAAGAAAAAGTAAATATTGTACCGCCAGAACTGCTAAATGTTTTGCTTAGATAGGGGTTGTCACCATCATCAAACCGCAAAGATTGGTCTATAGTGTGCGAGTAAAAATCTTTAGTGCCACTAAAAAAATTTAATACATTTTCACCAAATGTTCCAGACATATAAACCTCTAGCTAAATGCTAACTGTGGTGTGCCTAACAATATATTGCCAGCACTTTGAATAGCATACGGAACAATGTCAACAGCACCAGCAGCAGTTGAGAGAGTTAAACCAGAACCTCCAGCAGTTTCATAGTCAGTTCCAAGTGACACTGTTCTGCTACCTGTTCCATCTTGAATAAATATTATAAATCCGCACTGCCCTTTTGTATCTGTGGTTGGATTAGACAGAGTTACATTTCCAGTTAGCGTTAAAACAAAGTTTTGGTTAGTAT